CTAATAGCGAAACTATATCCCAAGCATTATTATTATACAATGTATTACTGGATAAATATTTAAAATTATCCTCTGGATATCCCCAATCATAATCATCAAAATTAATTTTATTAGAACGAATTGTTAAATCAACACCATCATAAGGAAACACACCTAATGATCTTACTCCTGCTTGAGCGTCATAACTTGAAGCTACTAAATTGCTTGAACCAAATTCTGCTAAATCTGAATCGATTGGACTTATATTGTTTGTGTCTTCCCACAGATACTCTACATGAATAAACTTTCCACTTTGCTCTGGTGAATTCATAACCACCTTTACAACAGTTATATCTACTGGTGTTACACAAGCAGATGTAACATAAAAAGATGCAGTTGTTATTGCTGTAAATGTTACAGTTGCGTTAGGTGGAGTATTAAGAGTTTTTTCAAAACTAAATGTTCCAGTTCCTGTTAAAGTCGCACTTGTTGTTGTAACACCATTCCATAATACTGAAATTGTTATTGATCCAGAAGTTATAGTGTAATTAAAATTAGCTGTTCCAATTAATAAACCATAATCTACAACACTAACAATAGCATTAGTTCCCCCAGTTAGCAATCCATTTCGTTGTAATTTATAACCACATTGAGAAATTACTGGAGGTAAAGGAATTTCATTGCAATTCATTCCTAACACGTACTCATCCATGTAAGGATCATAACCTCCTAATTTTTGCGTTTGAATTGATTCATAAAACTCATCTCTAAACCAAGAACGCATTCCTAATTGAGATATTACTTCTAAAGAATCATTATTTCTACTTGTACCTCTTAACTTCAATACAGCGCCTCTTTTTACATCAGTAAAAAACATGTCATACCCATGAGCTACAAAGCTTTCAGGATTATAACTAATACCATACTCTTCAATACGAGCAATTTGAGTTCCTAAAATTTGAGGAACTGATGCAATAACACCACCACCAGTACTATCACTAATTAAATTTTTACTTGATAATACATAAGTGATTCTGTCTTCTTGTAAAACTAAAATATCTGTTTCTCTTGGATGCATTTTTTGTATTGGTCCAAAAGAAGTTTCACAATCTTTGAAGTTTGCTAAACTTAAATTAAATTCATTTAAATTGTTAACTCCACTATTACTGCTAAAAACACCACTATAAGTAATTCCTTCAAATCTATCAGCTTCTTTAAAATCTTGATTAGAAACAGCTAATACTCTTTGACCTAACTGAAATGATCTTCCTGCTAATTGATCTTTTATTTTAAAACTTTCTACTCCATTACCAAATGAAAAACAGTCTCTAAAATCTAAATTAACAACAGCGTCTTGAGAAGCGGTTTGGTTTTGATCTCCTAAATCAGTATTAACTCCAGACATATGAAAACCATTTGGTTGCGATACAGGAAAAGATTGAGATGCATCGTAATACAATTCTGCATTAGCATCATTCGGTTCTGTTTCAAATACTAGTAAAGTGTTTGCTCTAAAAACTATCAACTCAACATCTAAATTAGATGTTCTGTCAGCTTGAGGAAAAGTTCTATTACATCCTGGTACTCCAGAAGATACTCCTAAATGCAAAGGGTCATTTATAGTTTGAGTATTAGCTTGTATCCACTGAAAAGTTACTGCGTCACGAGTACAATCCATATTAGCTGCTATACCAGCAGACCCAGCATTAGGTACTGCCAAAGTGGTAACATTTAATGCTGATGTTGGAACATCACCTTCAACCACATTTCCTGGTTGTGCAAGGCCTGGGTTTATATTATCTCCAATCCACCACCTTCTCATGTCAAGGTAATCTTTACTTGCTACATATTCTTGTTCCCATTCCCACAGTCTTTCTTCACAAGCTCCACCATTATATGTATCATTACGAAACATTACAACTTTTATTCTTATAACAGTACCACCTGGTACACTATAATTTGTAGTCACATTTGTAGTAGAATCTTTAGTAAAACACTTATATGCAATTCTTTTTCTAGAATTGCAACTATTACTACCACGACCAGCGTCTCTTACCTTTTCATTTCCAAATTCTATAATAGAATCGTCTGGTATAACAATATCAAAATTTTGATTTTTAATTTGCATGTATAGTCCTTTCAATTGAAAAGATCCATCCCCAAACTCATTGTCATCATCTAAAAAATTTGTTGGCTCTGCACTTATTTCCAAAATCTCACATGTTTCAACTCTTGATAGCGGTCCACTTACATCTGCTTTTACCGCAAGAGTTTGTCCTTTTTGAACTTTGTTTGCGTTATCTCCTTCAAGCCTAAAGAAAACCATATTATCACTTGGTCTAATGTAGTAAAAATTACAAAAAATAGTTTCATAACCTGCTTTACTTGGTTTAACTACAAACTTATATCGTTCAGCCCAATATGGCGCTCTAGATGATACCGCAACTTGTATGCTATTTGCAGTAACACTATTACCTGGTTCTACATAAACAGTATTAAATTCAGAAACCAAAACTGTAGAAGACCTTCCATACTCGTCACTATACACAATACCTGTTTCAAAATCACGATCACTATGTAAACTTCCTGTATCTAAGTCTGTTGTAAAAGCAGATTCTACAGATACAAATCTAAAATATTCATATAAAGTAGTTGTTATAGGGGTTGCAGGAACTGATGTATCAATACTTTGAAATGCCATTGCAATAGTCTGAATGTCACAAGTGTTTGATCCTGGAGAAAAATTTGAAATATTAAATCCTTGTTGTAATGAAGCATCTGAAATACTACTATTAAATTTAACAAAAGGATATGTTCCTATACCTGGAGAAGAAAGTTCATTATTAAAAAAATCTGTTAATGAGTTTCCTTGATCTGCTGTGGCAAGGGGTTGAAAATTAGTTCCAAGAATAGTTCCAATACGTTCTGCAAACAAAGGACTATTAAAAAAATCATACGGACTTGAATAGTCTTGGTCTAATGTTATATTTACAGAAAGAGAAAATGACTGATTTTTAAAATCAACATTTGCAATAGCAGCAGTAGTATTATTTGGAGAAAAAACTCTTTTATCACTGTCAAAAGTAAATGTAAATCCTATTAAAGAATTAGCTTTTAATTTGTCAGCAATTAAAGAAAAATTAATTGTAGCTTTCGAGTTAGAAATAGTTTCACTTTGTCCTGGATTTAACGTGTATGTTAGTCCACTATTTAAAATAGCTAATGGCAATTCATCAAACCCTAAAAGCGTATTAACTAAACTTGTGTTATAGTCTATAGCAATTTTGTTTCCATCTGCATCTGGTCTTGAAATATTATAACCATCTACATAATTACCATACATTAAACGATTGCCTTGTATTGTTTGAGCTTTTGCTAATCTTGGTACATTATCAAACTGTCTAAGTAATTCATCATTACCTAATACAGTGTATATTTTATTGTTAGTAAAAGTGAAGGATTTAGTTGTATTGTTAGCCCAACCAAAATCTTCTTTTTTAAATCTTTCTATTACATTAAGTGTTGTTGAATTGGTATCTTTAAATAACAAATCCACTTCTTTAACTCTTGAACTTCCTGTAGAAAATTTAATTTCAATTCCGTTATACAGATTTAACATTCCGTCATTACAATAGTTCTTTGTGCTAAAAGAAAATGGACGAGGAACAAATCCTGGATTGGAGAATAAAGACGTTGCACTATACTGCCCATCTTCATACCTATATCTATACGCAAAACACAAAAATCTATTTTCAATATAGTTTTGATTTCCTGCGATATTTAAAAAACCTAATGTTGGTGCTGGTAAAGGAATATTTCCCCCTACAATGTTTTCAAAACCAGGTGGCTTAACCACTACAGATATATCTTCTTCTATAATTTGATCTACATTTGTAATTGGTGATGGATAATTTCTATTTATATTTAATGTTCGAGGAGGATTTTTGTCATCTGTCCAAAACAATAAATCTTCAATTAAATCAACACCTGTTATTAAAAATAAAGGATCAAAATTTAAAAGTTCTTCTGTAATTATATGATAATCAACTATTTCAGTAGTTGTATTATATGACACTACTAAATCAACAACTCCACCAGGAGCTACAGTATTTGAACCATCATGAATAAACCAGTAAATAACTTCTCTAACACCATCTTCATACGCTCCTATACATACCGCAGCTGCACTTAGAGCTACTCCGTTGTATCGAATAGTAGTTAGCTGCTCATTTCCTTTTGAGTTCTCTACAGCTCCAATTTCAGTAGCTTCTGTAGAACCTAAACGCACATTCATTGCATCAACATATTCACCTGGAGGAAGAAGTCTTTCATCCACAGATTTATTCATTCTACCTGCAATAAAATTTGTTGTAACTATTGGCATATTATTTTATAATTTTATTCTGGCCTCTTAAATTCATTAAAAGTCTTCCAGGATGTATATTACTTAATCTTATTTTTGCATTTCGTAGTAAAGAAGACTTGTCTTTTCTTGCTCTATTTACAACGTATTCTTGTACACCTAATCTACCATTTAAAATAGAGTATTTAATATAAGCATAAATATATTCTTCAAATAATTTATTTACTTGCACCTCAGTATCAACACCGTTTTTCATTCCGTCTGACACATACTCTAAAACTACCGAAGCAGCTCCTGATATGTTACTAAAATTAATTACTCCAGATTGTTTATCTATTGTAAACGTAGGATTTGAGTTTGCAGTTTCAGTATTTAATCCAAATCTTGCACCTATAGCATAATCAAAATACCAATTACCATCACAACAGTAACCCTCAGATCCATTATATGCACTACCTTGATTTAAATATATACTTTTGTTACCACCTAAAATCCTTGATATATCTAATTCAGAATCTTGGGGTCTTAAAACATTTCCATTTTGGTCAAATAAAATATTAGAATTATTGTCTTGCAAATAAGCAGAAGACCAATTTGTTTGAATGTTTTCTGATAAAGGATGTAAACCTCCGTTTCTAAATTGAGAAATTCTAACCCAATTTACATAATCTTGAGGTAATACAAATCTTAATTGTTGAGTAATGTCTAATTGAAGAATTTTTACTTCCTTCATTGCATCATAATTTAATTCTTGAACACCTCGTTTTGCGTGAAATAATATTTGATATCTTTCAATATTGTTTATTAATTCGTGGTTTCCTTGGTACATTAACATAAAGTTGTTAACTATATCTGCCAATGAAACATACTGATACGAACCCCAATTAGTGTCCGTTGGCGCTGTTCCTGAATTTGCGTAATATGCGTAGTCGTTTATATATGCCATCTATCCTTGTGTTTGTTGTTCTTGTTGTAACTCTTGAGTACCAAATTGATAAACATCAGCCTCTCTTATTTCAATACCTACATACTGACATATTTTTGCTATCAAAGTAGGCTCATCAGATAATGGTAATTCAAAGTCTTGATAATCAGCGGCTGTAGAATCAAATAAAGGCTCTCCTGCTAATAAGGTAGCGTAAGTCCAGTTTGGTGGATTAGGATACCTAACATACTGAGACATTATTGTCCCTGGTGTTGTTAATGTAGTTGGATAAACACTTATCGTGTTTCCAGATTCTGTAGTAGTAGCACCACCTAAAACGTATGCAGGATATCCTGCTGACGGAGATGTAAGAGGTGAAGAATTTAAATAAAATATTTTATCTTGATTAACTCTCTCCACTTCTACAATACCAGTGTTAGTCACAATTGTGTAACTATTTCCAACTGTTTGTGCAGTTCCAAATATACTTTGAGACAAAGTTAATTGAGTGTTGCTATCGACACTAATAACATAAGCTGTTTGCCCAGCTGTAGTGCTTGTAATTGACGTAGATGAAACAAGTTGCCCTGCTGTCACCGTACTTGTAAAAGTAGCTGTAGCGTCTGTTAAAGTTAACGCACCAGCTGCTGTTGTTGTTCCTGATGTACTTACTGTAGGGTAATAATTAATTTTATTAATTAAATAATAATTAGAAGGTAAATTAAATAAATTTATACCAGGAGATATTAAGGTTTGGGTTGCTGAAAAACTATCAATAACTTCAATTAATGATTTTGTAATATCTGCATATCCTGTACCAGATGCTCTTTGATTTTCTTTAAGTAATTGAGTGTTGTACTGGTAAAAATAATCCTCAAACATATCCATTTGAGCTTGCGCACAATAAAGATTAAAGTCTTGTGGTGAAATATATCCGTAGTTGTTTTTATTTGCTATTGCTAATACCGTATTTCGTACTTCGTTTATTGGCATAATTAATTCTTTTTACAAAGATAGCAAAAAAAAAGAGGCTACTTTTTTTTGTAGCCTCTTTATAATTTAAGTGTAATAATACTATTGTATTCTTAATATAAAGTACTCTTGTCCACCTAACCACGATACATTTGTAATGTTAGCAGCAGGGTTTAAAAGACCTGGGAAATCAAGCGTTACATTTGACCAATCAGTTTCTAATGAAGATACTACAGAGTCTTGTATAGCGTTTCTCATGTCTGCATTAGCACCTATAGTAGATGAATATGCATAATCAATTCTACCTACATCTGTTCCAGCTGCATCGTATGTAATGTTAACAATAGATGAACTAGTTGAACTGTTTGAAACATCAGCAATATTAGCTGATCTTACTATTCTGTTAAAATTATCAGCTCCTTCTTTATATACAAGGTAGTTGTCAGTGTTTGCAAAAATATCATTTGCTACACCAAGTTGAGTTTTAGATACAGAAGTAACCGTAGTTACAGCTGCTCCTGTAATATCTTTAACATAATCTCCTATACTAACACCAGCTAAAATAAAATTAACTGAAGTGTCTACTAAAAAATTTGCTAATGTAGCTGTAGCTGTACCATATTGTAATTTACTGTATTCTGGCATATAGATAAAATAACCTACAGCGTTAGGAACTCCTGTTCCTTGATCAGCTGTTACACCTACAGGAAGTAAAGTTAATACAGTATCAGATGTTACAGCTGTTACTAAATATTTTTCTCCTCCAACGCCTGCGTTAGTTGTTCTGTCCCACACAATTGCGTTTACTAAAACGTCTTGTGTAAAAGTAGCTGATGAATCTGTTAGTGTTGATGCTCCTGATCCATCAGATGTTGAAGTTCCAGTTTTAACAACATTAAGTTGTTTAAAGTTTATAAATTTTTCCATTGTTTGATTCATTATGCTATTGCAATTGCACTTAGCGGATTAATAATAACTACTTTTGTTGCTGGT